TTTTTTATATTTTTTATATTTTTTATATTTTTTATATTTTTTATATTTTTTATATTTTTTATATTTTTTATATTTTTTATTTTTTAAATAATAATAAAATCTTTGTAAATAATAATAATAATAAAATCTAATTTAATTTTTCTATATATATATATTTCTAGATATTTCTAAATATATCAACTTATTTTACTATGCCTAGAAAGATTACTAAAAAAAATAATCATAAAAAGGGTAAAAAGAGCACATTATTTTCTCGTAAGTCTCATAGAGCCCATAAATCTGGTAATGGAATAAAGTCACATAAATTACAAAAGGGTGGTAACCCAGAACAAGAAGCAGAAAAAGAAGTAATAGTATTGAAAACCAAATATAATGGTGATATAAAAAAAATTTATCCTTATGCAATTGAACTTATTACCGGAACAACAAATCTAAATAAATTAATAGCACATAAACTTTTTCAATATATTGCCGAATTACAGCTTGAAAATAATCAAATTGTGATTGCTGCTCAATTTAATTTAGGAAGACAATTTTTTATGGGAGATGGTATTAAAAAAAATCTAGAGTCCGCTAAGAAATATTTTGAAATAACATCACAATGTATTATAGATGACGATCCAAATGTACAAGCTTATGTACGTTCGCTATCTAAATCTTTTCTAGATAAAATAAAAGCTATGAGTACAGATGATTCTACATATATTAAATTAAACATACAAAATAGTGATATGGCAATGAATACAGCATACGAGGAGGAGGGCTTTACAAGTCATAATACAGACATGTACAGAGAAGAGATGCTTCAACCTACGAATCCAAAAACAGTAGAGTAAATCTGTATTTAATGCACATAGATTCAAATAATATTAAAATTTTATTCTATTCTATTCATTATGACGTAATTTAAGTATTATTTTATATAAAAATTTATGTTGTCCTACACTATTATTTGGTATTTTACTAGCGAATCTGTATGGATTTTTCATAACTAAATCTATAATCTTATTATCAATATATGATTGTTTACTAACAGTTGGTGTATTATTTAATTTGCTAGATACGTGTTCGCTGCAAACATTTATTATTTTATTTATTTCAACCTTTGTCATTTTTATTTTTAAAGTACCATTATTATATAAATCTCTTAAGTGTTCTAGCATATGATAATTACCATACCAAGTTCTAAACATCTTTGGCGTTATTTCTGAATTATATTTAATTTGAAAAAAAGAGTGAATGTGTTCTGGAGTTATAAATACTTTTGATGGTTTATGATTATCATGATTATCATGACTATCATGACTATCATGACTATCATCATTATTATTATAGTAATTTTTATTATTATAATATTTAAAAAGAAATCCATCTGGATTAGAATGTTCAATCAATGTTTTAAGTAATTTAATAATCATTGGATTAGGATCATTATCGGTATATCTATTTATTACACCTTTTTTACCAACAAATTCAATACTGATTTTATGACTATTACTAGTATTACTGCTATCTATTTTACTATTTTTCGAATCAAACTTAATATGTTGTTTTTTCAATGTTGTAATACCATATGAATTATTTTCAATAGCATATTTTTCATTACCTATACGAAAATGATAAGTACGTAACATATATATTATAATAGGTATATAATCATTTGGTAGCAACCAGTCATCATATGGTTTAGATGCTAGAACATGTAGTGCATTTTCATTATCTTTTTCAATTTGTATTATCTTTTTACCTAAAGGAAGTATAAAATCATATTTGCGATCATTGCGTTTTTTAGTATATTTGGGATTATATACATACTGGCGCCGGCCGCGGTCATCTGTTCCAATCGCCTGTATTTTATTACTTCCCGATTTAGCTACTACTATATCTTTATAAGCAGGAGGAATATATATAGATTCTAGACGTTTTACTAATGTTTTATCTGTAGCAACTCTATTATTTACTAAATGAAACATTTTCTTTTTAGTTTTGGTATTTGATTTAGTTTTTGAATTTGTTTTGGAATCAGATATATGTTTAGTTCCTCCTCCTTTTGCATATAATCTTTGATAAGGCCAAAATTGCTTTTTATTAAATTTAGCATCACCTTCACCTTTAGTATTTGTAGAATTTGAAGTATTTGACATATGTGATGTTTTTTGTGATGTTGTATTATCCATATTTTTATTTTACTATCATATATACTTATTACTTATATGTTACATATATTTTTAATGTATTATATTTATAAATAAAAAAAAATAGATTTTATATATTATTTTATATATTATTTTTTTATATTTTTTAATTATTACATATATTTTCTAATCTAATCTCTAATCTCTAATCTCTAATCTCAAATCTATTGACAAAAATCACAGGATTGAGGTATTTTACGAGCTGTACCTCCAGTCGCAAGATTCTCTTTACAATCCTCAATTGTAAATATTAACTTCATAATATCACATTGGCATCTATATTTACTAAAGGGGGTTCGGCACATTCCGCATCTAGGTTCAATATCATGTCTATTTAGAGATACAAGTCCATTTTCCATATGCTCCGCAAAACATAGCAAATGTGTTAAACCTGAACATTCAGTACAAGGCTTAATTACATCTAGCATAGGATTGCTTACATCAGATCGAGAGTCTGTGACCTCTTCTTGACAGATATAGCATTTGTCTTCATCTGTAATTGGTTTTAGTGGAAATCTTTCTCTGATCTGTAAAAATTCAGAAAGATCAATAGAATATCCTTTTTTCAACATTTTTTCAATCCTTTTATAATTAGGTGGATTGCTCGCAACCATAACTAAAGCACGTTTATCAATATTATCTTGAAAGACTGTTTCCAAATCTTTTATAGCTTGTTTTGCCCTTTCAATAAAAGATATATTCCGCTCCAATGTGGTACTTACATAGCTTGTGGCCAATATATATTCATCCTTGCTACCAGGTCGCAATTCTAATAAATTACAACGAAAATCCGGTTGATTAAAAGGTGGGCGAATATTATTACGAGAATAACTATCTCGTAGAATAACGAAATCCAAATCTATGTTAAAATTTGAAAGTAAATTATGCATATTGGAAATTCCAAATATTTCAGATAAATTACTAGTAACTTTATATGATGGTTTAATTATAGAAATTCTAAAACGTCTAAAAATTATAGCTTTGCTAGCACTAGTTCTCTCATTTAAAAAATACGGACATCCAGTTACTTTAATTTCATCAACAATGTAGCTTTTCCTCAAATATTCCAAGATAGGTTCCATTTTATTTTGCTCAGTTGATACATCAATATCATTCGGGATCATATTGCGGCCCTCAAAACTCTCGGGATGAAAAAGAGGATTGTTATAGTTTTTAAGGTATACCTCTCTATATAATTTCCTACATATTTCCCTATGTTTTTCATTAGTTTCATCATCAATTTCGTCATATGTTTGGTCAGGAATACAAAACTTGCGATAGAGTTTTTCGTAATGTTCCCGTATGGCAAAAGTCGTCGCGCATCCACCAAAAATAGTTGCGCCTATTATACATACTAAATATCTTATAATTTGGCGGAGATTAAACCATTTGCTTTTCTTGATTCCTCTAATAAATATTTCATCGTCAATATTTTCAGTAGTGGCTTCAGTAGTGGCTTCGGTCGATCTGACACTCAATTCTGCTACTTTTGCTTCTGCAAGACGCAGACGCTCAAGCAATTCGTCTCTAGAGAGATCTTCTGCCATTTTGAAAAAGCTAATTATATTCTAGCTATAGAGTTTTACAAAATATTATAAAATATAATTAATTAATAAATAAAAATATTACATTTATATTTCAATTTTTTAGATATATATCAAATTTTTACTATTTTCTTTTATCATATTATCATACCATCATACCATCATACATCATCTCGCATCATCTTATTTTCTCTTATTACTGCTTCCAGAACCTCATTTGATATTTCCATTTTTTTAAATACTTCGCTTAATGCTTTTATGTCCTTAGGAAAACATTTACCGCCAAATGATAATTTACCATCGTGTCCTGGTATTTGTGTATGATATGGATTAATCCAGCCATTAGATATCATCAAATCTTTTACATTATTATAATCAATATTTAATTTATCACAAAGCAATTTCATCTCAGTAAAGAACTGTATCTTCGTGGCATAAAAAGAGTTACAGAACATTTTCATACTTTCACTTTCATCGCTAGAACATATAGATATTTTGGCATCTGGAAAATAGGTACTAAAAAAATTAGTAAGATATGTAATTGTATGAGTGTGTGTATCAGTGTTTGTATCAGTGTTTGTATCAGTGTTTGTATCAGTGTGTGTATCAGTGTTTGTATCAGTGTTTGTATCAGTGTTTGTATCAGCGTGTGTATGTGTGTGTGGTTCTGGATACCCTAAAACAATATGTTTTTGATTCATAAAATCATCAGTTGCTGTTCTAGCGCTTAGAAATTCTGGACTATGTATAATTTGTAGTCCTGCATATTTATAATTTTTATATATTAATGATGTTGTTTGAGGTTCAACTGTACTTTTTAATATTATAATGCCTTTGTATTCATACATGGCTAAATCGGAAAATACATGTTCTATTTCCGATTTATCATATTCTTTCTTATCATTATCGTATTCAGTAGGTAAACATAAAAAAATAATATCACATTTACACACATCTAGAATACTCGTACCAATACCTTTATATTTATCGTAAGATATGATGGATGATATGACTGATGATATATTTTGAGAACTTTGATTGTTTTGTAATTTTTCAAATGTTTCAAAAGTTTCTTTAATAGCTGTTCCCAGAACACCAATACCTATTATACCTATTGAATATGAATATGATTGTGTATGTGTATATGTATTTTGTAGATTGGTAATATTGGTATCTGGATCAGCCATTTTTTATTATTATAGTTTGGAGTTAGATTTATAGTGTATAGTTTATAGATATATGATATGTTTATAATTATATACTTTTACTTAAATTATATTTAGATATATTTAGATAGATATATTTAGATATATTTAGATATATTTAGATATATTTAGATATATTTAGATATATTTAGATATATTTAGATATATTTAGATATATTTAGATTTATAAAAAAATAGAAAATCAAAAAGTCAAAAGTCAAATCTAGATAATTTTTAATTATCTATCAAAATGAATTTACGCTCCACATGCCATGTAATGTTCAATATTACCAATTTGTTTACAAAATGGACACTTTCTGAGTTCTGTTCTCTATAATTCACTCTGTCTCTCTATCTCTTCTTCTCTCTCTCTCTCTCTTTTATCTTCTTCTTTTTTTTTTGCGTAAATACGCAAATACAAATACGCATAGTCGTTTTTATTTTTAAGCTCTTGGAGATATTCATTCGCAATTTCACTAAGTTCTATCATATACTTACTAAAATGGCGTATTATCGAAAAATCTCCAATCATGGTCATCATAAGATAATCACGTAAGGCCTCTAAAGCCTTTTGATGGCCTCTGTTTGCCGCTTGGTAAAAGTAGTGTAAGGCTTTTTTGTGGTCTTCTTTTATACCATGAATGTCTCCGCTTTGGTAAATTTTAGCCAGTTCATAAAAGGCATCAGGTGACCCTTTTAAAGCCAAACTCTTTATTGTTTTAAAGCTTAAAGAATCTATCATCCTAGTAAAGTTAATATTTAACGACACCATACGGTTAAAAAACGTAAATATGTTTTCTAAATTTTTCCATGCCAATCTTGAGTCCCATTCCCTATCTTCGTCCATTTTAAAAGGTAAAACTATTAATATTAAACGTTAATAATGTAATTTTTCTATTTACATAAAATATATTTCAATTTTTGTTCAAAAAAACTAAAAATGCTGAAAAATACATAAAGTTAAAACAAATATACAAAACTATACATTACAATATATCATATATCACCACATATCATCATAACATCAAATCTCACTATTATCCCACAATTCATCTATATTTATTTTTTTTTTAGATTTTTTATTATTATCATTACTACCACCATTACTACCACCATTACTACTACCACCATCACTACTACCACCATCACAAATACTACTTTTTTCGCTATATTCATCATTATCACTCCTAGCATATTTACAACTACATCCATATGTCAAAATCCACTTTAAACAATTACAAGTATGCGCAATTTCACAACCTACTATACTATGATTACTGCTATTACTACTAGTTTCACTACCTCCGGCACCATTTCCGCCGCCCGTATTGCCAGTTCCGGCACCATTTCCGTCGCGTTCCACTTCCCCATCACCTACCCTCTTGCGGTTCCAGTTTAAGTCATCTAAGTAGTAAAATGTGTAAAAGTATATTGATAGATTCAATAATGAACCAAAAATATAATATATTAGAAAACCAGCATAATAATACATTATATTATATAATTTACTTTTTATGATATGATTCTGAGTATTATTCTGAGTATGATTATTAGTATTCTTATTCATAATTCTAAACCTAATATTGTCCCTACTATTACTACTGTCACTACTTATACCATCATTGTAAATTATAATAGGTATTAATAAAGAATATAGCGCAGGTATTAACATTATCGTGGCCAATTGCAATATTAAATATGTAGGATAAAGTATTATCGACATAATAAACTGAATAGTTGCTACAAATACAAATATATTAGATACAAATATTAATACATTTACAAATGATTGTAGCCTTTCCCATTTATTATGATTAGGATTAACAACTATAAGTAAATCATTACTAGAGGCGCCGGCACACCATCGCTTTCTCTGTCTTGTAAATTTCATTATTGTATCTGGAACATGGGTATACGATATGGCCTTTATAGTTTGTACTGTTTCAACATAAGGATACATAGCAAACATTAGACATATATGATTTCTATCTTCACTGGCGTAGCTCCTAATATGATTAAGTATGCTCTCATTTTTTTCCGGTAATCTATTGAAATTATCTAGAATAGCATTGCCACAAGTTTCCTTACAAACCTTTATAAGTTGATCACACCCAGAAAGACAACTTACTTTATGTGTAATATTTGATTGGGCATATCTCTTTAAACATTGCGCATATACATATTCACAATATTGATAAATTACTAATGGATTCCAGGATTTGACAACATCTACAAAACCTACCACACCCACCGTATTACTAGAGGCATTTTGTATAGTATATATTAATTCATAAGCGCAATATGGATCTAGAATAGTATCCGCATCAGTTCCTATAATATAATCAATCTTTGTATTTATATTTATTTTGTTTTCTTTATATGTAACTGGGGGCGGTAGGGTTGGTGTTTCAATTGATACGGCCTTTATTAATTTATCAATTGTATCAATAGCTTCTGGCTCTATATCATCATATACTATTGTTTCAACATCAAAGGCGGTATCGGTAAAATCTAGTATTTCCGTTGATAAATATCCATAATACTCGATTATATTATATTCATTTGATAAGTCTTTTGAAGTATTATAATAATGAGTCATGCGTCTTACTAATGTTAAACTATCGCGCTTGCCTAGATTATATGATTTGATAAAAATAATAAATTTCATCCCATTCATTATTCCAGTATGGACTTCCAAATCATTCCATTTAGAGTCCCACATTTTATAGGCATCCTCGTATACTTTTGTAAATGTTATGTAATCTTTGAATATTATATCTGTTAGTATTTCATTTGTTTTCATAGAATATTTAGCTTTGCCACTTGGTATTTTTCCATCACATATAACAACTAATATTTTTGAGTGTTGGGAAACTTTAACTTGATTATTAATGGATTCTATCGTATTGCGGAGCTCATTTTCTGTCTCATTATAACAGGGCAATACATAGAGGAATTTGCTTGTGGATGTGGATGTGGATGTGGGTGTGGATGTAGATGTGGTTGTTGTGTTTATTTCCTCTGGTGTAATTTTATATATTTCACTTCTTGATGTTCGTTTTTGTTTTATCCATTTCCAGATACTAACTGATATAATTAATATAATATTGATACATTTTATAAAAGATTCTAAACCTAATATACATATAAATATATACCAATTTTTATTATATATAGTTACTACTACACTCAATAAAGTATTTAATGATAATAATACTAATATGATAGCGTATTTTTGCTTTCTAATGGATAATGACGATAAGTATGATGATACTGACATTTATGGTTAGTTTATATAATTTAATTCATAATTTAGATAATATGGTTCTAGATAAATATTGTTTCTAGATACATTTAATTATATTATAATTAATTATAAATATGATGATAACTTTTTAAGTTAAAAAGAATTATATAATAAATAAAAATAGAAAATATGATAAACTATAATAAAATCTATAAAAAATAAAATTATAATAAAAATTCTACATATACATTCTACAAAACTCTATTTCTTTCCAATCTCCTAAGTTTATATTTTCTTATCCAATCTTCGTTTTTTTCTTCAACATATTCTTTAATATGCTTTATATAATCTTTTCCTATTAGATCTTTATTATCCACATAGTAAATTATTCTTTCAATGGAATTAACATAATTAGTTGCCAGTTTTTCATAAATATTAGATAATTGAACAACAAATTCTTCTGGATACATATCATCAAATAAATCTGTTGTAGGAGGTTCAAATGTTTTCTTATCAAATTTGTCTATTTGGTTAATCAAGTATTCTAGAACTTTTTCTTCTGTTCCTAAATATTCCTTTCCTATAATATAAAATTCACGTGATTGACTATTCTGGACAGGTTTGAAAAAATACATTTCCTTAAAATTTGTATATGTAATGTATATTAAATTCCAAATTAATGGTAAATCTAAAGGTGTATCCTTAATCTTATAAACCATGGTTCCCCTTAATGGCAATGAATTGAGGATCGCTACATATGAGGCATATGCGACTAGCTTATATTTGGGTTCTCCTGGTTCCAATCCGGCGTCAGATGTTATTAGGAATGGTGTTGTATTATCCATATTAAATAGTTTAATTATTTTTGCATAATGTCTAATATTTTCTGGATTAGAAATATCGCCGGTTCCATCTACACCCCAATCCCAGTTTTTAGGATGCCTTTTAATAATTCCATAGGAATCCTTAATATCGGCTAGCCTAGGATGAAGACTTTGAGCCATCCATTCAAATTTATTATATTTACTTTTAGTATAAACATAATTATTTAAACAATTTATAAATGTACCTGGAGCTTCGCAATAATGAAATGATTTGAAGGTTCCGGTCTTATTTAATGGAACAATATTACATTCACTAATTATTTCATACATCTTAAGCCACGCCTGTGAAATGCTTTTATCACCTAGCATATTTTGAACAATAATATTAAGATTATTTTGCTTATCCCTGCCTTTTGACCTATAATATCTAAATTCATCTCTAAATTTCTCATATTCCTCATTTGGATTTGCTTTTGTAAAGTCTTTTCGTGAATCAATCATTAGTCCTACTTGAACTATTGAATTATTACTATTAAATAATGCTTTGTCCAGAGACATATTTGTATGTTTAAATAAGGATTTCGATATGGATTTGGTTCTGGATGATGTTCTAGATTGTGATTTGGTTCTGGATGATGTTCTAGATTGTGATTTGGTTCTGGATGATGTTCTAGATTGTGATTTGGTTCTGGATGATGTTCTAGGATATGATTTGGTTCTAGAATTAAATATATCATTAAAAAATGATTTACCAATAGATGATTTACGTTTAGTATGCTTTTTATTCCTATGAGATTTAGATGATTGTATTGTTTTAAATACAGAATAAGAGTTAGTTGTAGATTTTTTAGTAGATTTCTTAATTGATTTGAGTCTGGGATTTAATACTATTTTATTTACAATATAAGTTTGGAATGGGGTTTTGAATTTATGCAATATTGGTTCTTGTATTCCATACATATCATTTAATATTGTTTTACTAGTTATATTATTTAATTTGTCCTCTGTATATTTATCATTAAAGGGAATATTATATTTGCGACAATATATTATGCTAGACACAATTTGTTCTGGAGTAGGTAGTTTAGTATTATTCATATCTTTAATATGTTCTGGTGATGATAATATATTAATCATTTTCTGAATAAATATACATTTCTTGAAATTTATTTCTTCTGTAAATTGTTTTATTTTATCATATATTTTATCATTTATATTTGTATCTAGAAAACTAATAATTTGTTTTGGAATTATAGATGGTATTTTTACAATAGGTTTATGTATATGTAATTCTTGTCTTATATCTTTATCATATATATTGAATTCTCTACCTTCTTCTGGATAAAGTTTTTTAATAGTTTCTAATATTTTTAATAGTTCTAGATACTCATTCTTATCATTATCTATACCTTTAAAATTCTGAAATATTATATTTATACCTGAACCTTTATATTTATTATGTATTTCTGGCATAAATAAATCATATGTCTCAAAATAATTAGAAAGTATTAATACCATATCTGCTTCAAATTTATATTCTAAATAATTTATATTAAAAATAAATGTACCTCCTATTTTTAAATTTTTTAACATAAATAAAATACCTACAAAACGACAAGGTATATTATAATAATTTTCATATGACACAACGCTTCTATAAAATAAATTAACCGAATAATAGATTATTTTGTAATAGTTTGTATTTTTATTTATAAAATCAAAATGAATTAAATTGTAAATAGACTCATTAAATTCAATATTTTCAATATTATAAATAGTTTCAACATTTTTAATATATTTTTTCCAATTTTCTAAATTATATAAATTATAATAATTATTTTGTAGTGTTAATATATTTTTAATATTTTTAACCTTATAATTATTAAATTTTAGTACTTCAATAAAACTTAAATTTGTACCAATAGATAATATTGAATCATTATTATAATTAAAATTTTTAAATATATTATATTTATAAAATAATTCATGTATATGATAAAAATTTAAGCTAATTGGTTTATATTTAGTTAAATTTAATTTTTTGCCATTAAATTTTAACCCCATTGATGTCTCATCATAATCTATTAATAAATAATCATACAAATATACAATCATATTTTTAAATACTTCTCTTTTTTGTGAAATAAATTTTTTATTTATATCATCACTATAAAATCCTAGATTTAATGCTTTATTAATTAATAATTTACATTTTACTATATAATCTGAAATTATATTTTTACTAAAATAGAGTTGTTTTTCATTATTAGTAAATGATAATTTATACATTGAATGTATTGACTTTTTTGCACCTCCATGTACTATATTTATCCTATTATTATATTCTAATGTTAAATATATTTTTTTATTAATATATGGATATATATTTATATCTACTTTCGTCATTTTTAAATCTGCGATAATTGGATATTCATTAGTATTATCAAGATTATTATATAATGATAAAAATAATAATGTAGGGTTATATTTTGTTTTATATAAATATATTTTATGAGTATCAACTAATTTCTTAAAAAATAATAATTCATAATATGTTACATTATCTTTTTTAAATAAACTACCTTGATTTATATAATAAAGCTCTTGTGAAACACAAAAAAAATCTTCTATAACACCTGTTAATGTATCTAGTCTATTTTTTTTGCGTTTATCATTATTTTTAAAAACATATAAGTTCCATACTCTATATTCTGGTTTATGTGTTTCTAAAAATTTTTCTTTATTATAAATAAATTTAATAGTAATTATACCAATAAACGATGCATTTGTATCATCATTAAATAAATCTAATAATTGATTATGAGATTGTATTTCATATATTTCTTGAATATCATTTGTTTTCTCTGGTATATCAGATAAACTTATATTTTTAGTTTCACGATTAATAAGAGTATCTAAAACTGGTAAATATAATCTAAGAAAACATAATGGATAAGTATTATATGTAGCACATTTAGATAATACCATATTTAATACCATATTCCAAATAACTAATGGATTACACGGTTTTGGTTGATTTGGTGTTGATGGTAATATTCCAGCAGTCATATAAAATGGTGAATTTAATTTAGATAATAAATCATAATCTTTATTAGATGAAAAACCATATATATATTGCATATAATTTTTAGTTAATAATGTTTCAGTTACTAATTTTTCAATAGTATCATAATTTATTTTACCTCCTTCTTCCCAACATTCTTTTGGTAAAAAAGTTTTTGCATACTCGTGTTCTTTACTATATAAATCTTTTTCAAATAATGTTTCTATATCTTTTCTTATTTTTTTAATTTCTTCAGTATTTGGTAATTTTACAGTTTGTCTTAATTTTTTAGGACTAAAAGATATTAATTTACAATGCTTATCAATATCTTCTTCAATTTCTTCTTCATATTGTTTTTTTGATAAAGAATCTTTTTCTTTTTTTTTAATTTTATCATAACTAGCTTTTTCTTTCTCATATTCATTACTAAAATATGTTTTTAATTCTTCGCTATAATTAGGATCTATTTTACATTGATTTAATCCATCAATACGTTTTCCTAATGTATCTAAAAATTCTTCATCATTTTGTTCTTCTATTTTTTTAGTAATACCAAATTTTTGTTCAAATTTTTCATATGGTAAAGCATTTTTACTATAAAGATCTTCCTCAAAAAAAGGATATTTGTTACCAGAACTGGTTTCTTTTCTAAGAATTTCTTGACCTTTATCATTTACAACAGGTTTATCACTTTCATATATACCATATAAAAGTTTATATTCTTCACACATGTCCTGTATTTCTTTTGTATATTTTTCATCAAAAATATGACATTGTATTATTTCTCCTATATTAGTATCTATTTCATTTTTTAATTTTTCATAAACATTTTTTTTAAATAATTTAAATTTATTTTAATATTCCTTATTAAATTTTCATTTTTTTATTTTTTTTTTTTCTAAATATTTATCTAAATTTAATATTGTAGCATTATCTAAATTTTGAGTAAGATAATCTTGACTTCTTAAAATATGAACACTGTTTTTTTGTCTAGGTGGTATATAAGGAGGAGGAGGAGAATTTACTTCTGTCATATTCTAGAATATTTATACTTTCTACTAATTACAAATATATAAAAATATAAAACAAAAATGTAATAATATAATAATAATAATGTAAAATAATATTATTAAAAATGTCCAAAAATCCTACACCATTCGAATCTAGATATAAAAAGTTTCGTATTCTCAGTTATGGTAAGGCCTATACAAACTATAAATCATATAACATTAAACATAATCCTCATAATACAACAAATATATCAACAATATATGTAGATAATCAACCTTGTAATAATATACCACGAACTAAAGACAATGATGATTCTGAAGGTGAAAAACAACCATTATTAGGTAAAAAAGAAAAACAAGAAACAAAAGAAGCAAGAGAATCAAAGGATACAAATGAAAGGAAAGTTTCTAAACCTATTGATATTATTACTGATATAAAACCTTATAATTATAAATATTTTGTAGAAATACATTATGATGAAAATTTGAAAAAACCTATTCTAGAATACATTATGTCCCAAATGGAAATTAATGAATTATTGATTAAATATGGGTATGTAATGGGTATGTAATGGGTATGTAATGGGTATATAATGGGTATGTAATGGGTATGTAATGGGTATGTAATGGGTATGTAATAGGTATGTAATGATTGGAAATTATAGGAAAAATATCTAAAAAATTGAATTTTATTATTATTATTATTATCATATTATTATCATATTTCTATCATATTATTAAAGCTTGCTTCTAGTCCAGACTAGATTTACAATTACATTTATTCAATAAAATGGCTTCAATTAAAAAAAATAAAGAACCTAATTTCATTAAACCATTAGATCCAAAAGATTTTGAAATTTCTAAAGTTTCATTTTCTCGTGTATTAACAAAGGTAAATCATACTGATTTAGAATCAAATTATGTTAATATTAAATATGATGAAAACAAATTCTTTGTTGTTGCTAGAAATTGTAAAATAATGACAGAATCTAAAACTACAAAAATAAATAACAAAATATATTATACTTTATTTTTGAAAATAACAGATGAAAATTTTATTAAAATGATTAAATCGTTTGAGGAATTACTTATTTTAAGTGGTTATATTAATCGTGAAACCTGGTTTAATAATAATGATTTTACTATAAATGATATTGATATTATGCAAATGCTAAAACCTACATTATTACACCATTCATACAATGGATATTCTATAGGATCTTTTACTAGCTTTGAATATCAAAATAGTAATCAAATTACAAAAGACTGCTTATTATTTGAAAAAAATAAAATTGTTGATGTATGCTTTTCATTTGATAAAGTTTATATCAAACAAAACAAATTTTATTGTATTCATAGAATCGAAAAAATTCAAAAAATTAAATATATTGGTCCTTGGTCTATACGTATACATAATGAAACAACTAATAATTTTAAGAAATTTATGATGACTATTTTATTATGTAATGATAAAATGGAAAATTCATTGTGTTATGATATATTAATATACATATTTGAGTTTTTAAAAACATTCTAAATTTTTTATTGACCTTGACCTTGTTCCTGTTCTCCTCCTTGTTGTTCTTGCATTTGTTGCATCATCATTTGCTGCTGCATCATCATCTGTTGCTCTTGTTCTTGAGACATTTGAGCCATCTGTTCGGGGCTTTGGCACATGCCAGATGTCATATCACAAACGGAAGCCATAGATTCCATACCATCCAAATCATGGGAAGGTGTAGGATAAGGGACTTGACCTGTTGCTTCTGTTCCAGAACCACGACGGAACATAAAGATGGCAACTATAGACACTAAAGCCAATATGGCCATAATAACCATTGTTGAATTATTAGTAAAAAATTCTTTAATATCTTCAATCATTTTTGGATATGAATATGTTTATGAATATATAATAAGTAATAATTGGATTTTATTATTATTATGTAATCATTTTCTTTTTGTAAAAAATAAACCGCAATTATATATTTTCATATATTTTCATATTTTTTGGATATTTTAGATAATATTTATAGAAAATTGAAAAATATGAATCTGTATATGAAATACATATATATATTATTATCTTCTTAGTGATTACTACTAGGTTTTACTTTCTGATTAAAAATGTCTGAATTTTATGATGATGTTGAGCCTGTTGAGCCTATTGAAGAGATTGATACTGATTATCCTGTAGGAGCTGGTGTTGATAGCTTTAGCAATTTTGCTCACTGTGGTTATCCTGGAGATAATATTGACGAACATGCTGAAAATAATGTTCGTCCCGAACCTGAAGAATTTGATATATACGGTGATTATTCCGATAATGGCTATGATGGTGACTATGATGAGTTTGTTAAACGTTCAAAGAACAGAGTAAAATTAGAAGAAGAGGTCGAAGAGCCAGAAGAGGTCGAAGAGCCTGAAGAAGATATATACGGTGGTCCCTTTGATGCTGACTTTGATGCTGCTGCTAGAGAGAGAGGACAAGCTAGTATTGCCGAATGGAGGGCTGAACAATCGGCAATTGCCCAGGCTCATGCTTGTCAGGGATTTATTGAATATATAGTAGAAGCAATGACTACTGATGATTACTATGATTTGCCTGAAGAGCTACTCGTATTTATCAACATTGTAAATCCTCGTTTGTTCTCCACAACAATTAACAGGGCTCTAGATAATTCGGTGGATGCCCTAGGCCTTTGTAAAACACTCCTTACAGGTTGCTACGATATTCTTGACAATTTATTGTATTGTGGTGGCGATGCTAATCCGATAGTTGCTGAAAGAAAAATCAATGAGGCGATTACAGTTTTGGAAGGGAAGTACAATATCCTTTTCTGGGAGGCAAATCAACACCTATTGCCGATTGAATCGCGACCCCCTTACCGTATTGGACCATTACCGTAAATATGGATTTAGGTTTGGAACTGTCTTTGTGAATTTGTCTTTGTGAATTTGTCTTTGTGAATTGTATTTATTAATTGTATTTATTAATTGTATTTTTTTATTTTATTTTGCATAAAAAAAATTATTACCTTTACATATATTTATGATGGATTACACATTAGATTCAGATGTACCTGGAACAATCTGATCATATGGCGGAGGTTCCACATATGAAGGTGGAGGTTCCACATATGATGGAGGAGATTGCGAATTATTATTTATTTCTGGTGCCTCTCCTAAATCTGTATATTCTGGAAGATAAGGTTCTGATATTACACATTCTTCGACAGGTAGGTCAAAGGATATAGTATCAGATTCATTAATAGAACTAGTATCAGATTCATAATCCACAAATACATTAGTAGAATCTTGAGGAATTATAGGAATTGGAGGAATTACTATTTTTCTCCTTAATTTTATACAAATATTTAAAAATCCACAACAGTTACAAGCCCTACAAATCATGAGAAAAACTATCCCTGCAGCAATTCCCCCTATGTATATAAGAGGAGTTACATTATCTACTAAAACCAGGGGAGCTTTTTTAGGGGTTTGATCACAGGTAGGACAATATGGAACACAATTCTGTGATGGAATATCCCAAATCATCTGGCTGGGGCAATTCTTCATTATATTTTGTTTTGTGCTTGTTGTATCAGTAGTACTTGTAATTGTACTAGCAGTGCTATCATCAGTAATATCCTTGCGAACATACACCGGCATTGCAACACATGACACAAAAAGGCAGCATAATACTACAATAACCAATGAATACATTTTTAAATGTTTTCAAAACAGAATATAATAATATAATAATTTTAAAAATAAAATGTAATAATTCAATTTTTGTTAATTTTTCTATTTTTGTCTAAAAAAAAAGTCTAAATCATAAAATGACTTACAATTATTAAAAATTAAAAATTAAAAATTAAAATTCACAATAAAACAATATTACTATACTCTAGTAGAAATAACGGCATCTCTGGATAAATCAGAAATCGGTCTTTCTTCGTAGGGTGGCGTTTCTTCAGAAATGTCGTAAGCTTCGTAGGGTGGCGTTTCTTCGTAAGCTTCTATAACTGAAAATTCAACTATTGTATATGGAGGTGGTAAATTCACTACATTTACATTAGGTCTATAACTATTTGTATCATTGACTGAATAGACAGGTAGAGCAAAATTACTTTCCTGGGAATGTCTAGTATATGAATATACTATCAGAACACACCTTGTAATTAAATAAATTACAAACGATATCACCAATATGGGTAAAGTTATAATCGCCAGGAAAGAATAGTAGGTAACTAATACCACTTTATAAAGTTTACCTATTTCAGCTCTTGTTGAATCATGAAACTTGTATTTAAAATACTCAACTAAATACAAAGGCAAATTAAGGTTCTTATAGCGAACCAAATGATTTGAATTTGCATATGTAATATGCAAGTATAACGCTATAAGTACAACTCCGTAAGGAGTTGTAAATATAATAGTTAACAAATCAATAATTATTTGATGCATTTCTTTATTATAATCTCTAATAATTGACAATAAAACTATGGAGTAATAATAAGAGAATGATAATAAAAAATATAAAATTAAAAATTCAATTTTTGTTGATTTTACTGTTTTTTCCATTTTATTGTATTGATATATTAACATTTGAACGGGACATATTCAACTTACCCAGAACATAATTTACAATATAATTATCATCATTACCCCAAGCTATATAGTCATCTCCTTTAATATCAAAAAACTTATTCTCAATTAATTTATTATCTTCTAATAAATTTACAGAGACAGATACACTTTTAAATAATACAATACGATTTATAGAAATTTTAATATTATTAATAGTATTTGTCCTAACATAAGGAGTACCCTGAACTTGCACTTTAATCTCTTCCATTTTATTAGTATTAGTATTAGTATTAGTATTGATCTTATATATTATAATATAAATATGTTTTATATTCTATAAATATGTTTTGGTAAAATAATAAAATAATAAAATAATTTAATATATATAATAATGTAATATAGTCATGTCTTCAAAATGTTTTATCATATTACCAATTCATTTATTTGATATAACTATTCTAGAAAAGCAATTGCTAGATATCTCTAACATTACAAATATATTCATAATTGAAGAACCCATTTATTTTGGATATAGAACTAAGAAATCAGATGATCTAAACTTCAATAAACTTAAATTAATCTATCATCGATCATGTAATAAATATTATTATGATTATCTAAATACATCATCTCTAGCTAAAAAATATAAATTAAATATTACATATATTGATTGTCATGATTTTCAGTCTGGGAATGGGAATGGTAATGATAATAATAATAAAGTAGGTTATTCGCAATTAAAATCATTTGATGAAATACACATGTATAGACCAGTGGATACCTTTTTAGAAACTAAATACTCCAAACTATTTTCTAAAAAATTAAAATATCTAGAGTCGCCTCTCTTCCTCTGTACCAATTCCGATCTAGAAACATATCACAATACTAGACCAAAAGCTACTCGTGACAAATCATATAATCACGCAACATTTTATAAATGGCAACGTGAAAGGCTCGATATTCTAGGCAACTCTAAAACATATGATACCGAAAACCGCAATATGATGCCTCTAGATACAAAAGTTCCAGCATTACCCAAAAATGATTCTAGCAATGCTAAAATGAAAGCGCACATTTCGGAAGCAATTACATATATAAAGAAATACTATCCCGACAATTATGGACCTGTTTATGAATCGGAAGGCACACATATCACTCCGGAATCAATACATTTTCCAATATGTCATAAAACCAGTTCTGCATGGCTGCTAAATTTCTGTAAAAATAGGCTATCCGATTTCGGTAAATATGAGGACAGTATTGACAGCCGAGGTCGCAACTTTCTATTTCACTCAACCATTTCACCAATGCTAAATATAGGATTACTAACACCTGGACAAGTTATAGATATAGTCACTAAATATTATGAATCGCATAAGGCAGCTATAGGCATAGCTAGTTATGAAGCTTTCATAAGACAAGTAATAGGCTGGCGGGAATACCAGAGATACATATATGTATATGCCGGAGATGTTATGCGAAAAGGGAATCATTTTGGAAATACTCGGCGGCTTAGTAATTCGTGGTATAATGGGACAACCGGGGTAACACCGGTAGATGATGCTATCAAAATGGCATTTAATGATGGTTATATACATCATATATTGCGATTAATGGTGGTAGGGAATTTTATGAATCTGGTAGGAATACATCCAGATGATGTTTATAAATGGTTCATGGAATTTAGTCTAGATAGCTATGACTGGGTTATGATAGGCAATGTTTATAGTATGACCTTGTGGGCAGATGGCGGTATGACAATGAGGAAACCATATATATCTGGTTCTGGATACATTATGAATATGAGTAATTATGGGAAAGAGAAAAAGGAAAAGACTGATAATAATAAAAGTGGGATGACCTGGCAAGAAAAATGGGATGTCATATTCCATAATTTCATTAATAGAAATAGTGTTAAATTATCTAAAACTTATTATAACGGAGTTGTAAAAGCTTGGGCACGAAAGAGTGAAGGTGATAAAGAAAAAGAGATAAAAATGTCAAGTGAAATTATAAAGAGTATTTGTAAATAGAATTATTAAAAAGTTATTCGTTTTTTTATTTTTCTTTTATTCTAGTTTAAATTTATTATAATTATTATAATTATTAATATTATTATATTCTGTTGTCAAATTTATTAATTAAACGAAAAATGAATAATATAGAATTTGTGGATGTTGTACTGGACGTGCGCATAGGAGATGTAGGCAAAGGAGTGGTTTCTTACGACTTACTTAAAACTCACTCACACGATCTCTGTGTAAAATTTAATGGCGGTCCTAATGCTGGTAATACTATCTATATTGAATCATCTGACAACAACAATACCCCAACCTATAAAAAAATGGTTCTCCATATGTTGCCTATTGGTATGGCGAAGTCCGATGTTTATAATCTTATCTCTAGCGATTGTGTTATAGATATTGAAAAGCTCAAAAAGGAAATCGAATATGTTAAATCATATGGTATTGATATTACAGGGCGCCTATTTATTAGTAAAGCATGTCATATTATTACCAAGGAAAATATAGAATACGATTGCCAGAATAATCTAGTGGGTAGTACTGCATCTGGTATTGGTCCCACCTATGCCAATAAGATGTTGCGAATTGGTAAGCGTGTGGAAGATTATGCTGAGGAATTTGAGGCAATGGGTGCCCAGGTGGTTGATATGCGCAAATTCTGGACTTCTGAGTTTGTTGTAAATAATGTTAAAGGTGTTCTCCTCCAGGGCTCACAAGGTTTTGAGCTAGATATAAATTGGTGTGGAACATATCCATATTGTACGAGCTCAACTTGTACCATAGGCGGAGCAATTAATACTGGCATACCAATTAGAAAGCTCCGTAATATATATGGTATCGCAAAGATATATGATACATATGTGGGCAAAATGGAGTTTCAACCTCCTGGGGATGAGGATCTAATTAGAATAGGTGACCTCGGCCGGGAATATGGTTCTACCACAGGTCGCCGAAGGCAATGTAATTATTTGAATCTAGACAAATTAAAAGAGGGATTAATCATTAATAATTGTAATATATGTATTATTAACAAGGTCGATATTGTTGCGGAACTAGGAATATTTAGATTATATCATAATAATGAATTGAAGGAATTTAGCGTTCTAGACGATATGAAGAATTTCATTATTGAACAAATGAGTATCTATGTTCCAGATATCAAAGAAGTTATATTTTCTTATAGCCCCTACAGGATCTAAAGCAGCTTTTTAGGAAAAAGCCGCGCCAAAAATACCCCACGGGAAAATATATTTGGTATTGTAACTTTATAAATTTATTTTTATACTTTTTAATTATACTTTTTACTTTTTATAAAATAATATGAATATATAGAGTAGTATATATAAAATGTCATCTAAAATGAAAAATGTAAAAATAGATGATTTTCATGTAATGACTGTGAAAAATGTGTTTTGGGGTATTACTGGTTTAATACTAGGCTTAATCATAAATGACATTGTCATATTTGTTTCAAATACATTTAAAATTAAATATTTATTACTACAAAATTTTATACAAATTACACTTTGTGCTATGCTATTAGCAGTAATACATACTAATAATTTATATGGGTGGTCCTGGCAACACTTAATACCAGAACTATTTTTTATATCATTTTTCTTTGGTGTTCAATATAAAATATTAAGTAATCTACAACATTCATATGTTATTCATAGTGATAATAGTGATAATACTACCAATAGTATTTAGTAAATAAATATATTATTTTATATTTTCTTTTTAATTATACTTTTTATTTAACATAAACATTATTTATCATTATTTATCATTATGTATCATTAATTACTATAATTCTAGATTAGGATACGCTTTACATATATATCCTATATATAGGATTCAAGGACAGCATGGCGTCATATATATCTCCTATTAATAGCCGCTATAAGGCTCCCGTCCTCTCCAAACTTTGGTCGCCAGAATCAAAGATTACCCAAATGCGGGAACTGTGGCTAGACCTAGCAATATTTCAAAAGGAATTGGGAATTAGTATTATTACTGACGAAGGTATTGAGGAAATGCGGGCAAATATTTATGGTGGAGGGGTTAGTAATGGTAGTAATGGTGGTGATGGAGGAGGGGGTGTTGTAATTGACTATGATAAAATTAATGAATATGAGGCCAGATTTAAACACGATATTATTGCTCATATACATGCCTTTAGTGACATTTGTCCTTCGGCTAAGCCATTTATCCACCTAGGAGCAACTAGTAATTTCATTAATGATAATGTGGATATGATTATTATAAAGAAATCCATGATACAAATTAATTCTTATGCACAAGAATTATATGATACTTTGAAGTCTAAGTCATTACAATATAAATCAGTACCCACTCTGGCATATACTCACCTACAACAGGCACAATTGACCACGGTCGGCAAACGTTTTACAATGTGGAATGCTGATTTTGCCCTTGATATTGAAATATTAAAAGGGCTACTAAATAATTTACCATTTAGAGGATTGAAGGGGACTACCGGAACAGAGGATACTATTCTTAAGTTATTTGAAGGTGACCATTCTAAATGTGAATTATTAAATAAGAAGATTGCAAATAAGTATGGATTTTATGATTCAATTACTATTTGCGGTCAGACATATTCCCGGAAATATGATGTTATAGTTTTTCATGTTATTAGCGGATTTTGCCAGAGCATATATAAAATGATGAATGATATTAGATTATTATCTGGGAAGGGCGAATATTATGAATCATTTGGAAAAGAGCAAGTGGGTTCTAGCGCAATGCCATATAAGAAGAATCCTATTACTTGCGAGAAGATCTGTTCCCTAGCCCGCTATGTAATTACACAGGTGAGTGCAATGGAGAATACATATATAAATCAATGGCTAGAGCGCAGTCTGGATGACTCGGCAATTAAGAGAATTATATATCCAGATTGCTTTATGCTTCTGGAACACATACTTATTGAAAGTGTAAAATGTATAGAGGGTTTGGTTATTAATGAAGACCATATTAAAAAACAGGTGGCTCTAAGTATGCATAATATTATTACGGAGGAGTTAATTATTAATGGTGTTAAAATGGGTTATAAGAGAATAGATATTCATGAAAGAATTAGAAGTATTTTAACTAAACCTATGAAAAGTTATGATGAAGATAATAAGTTTTTTAATGGTAGGTGCGGGGTGAGTGCGGGTATTAGTGCGGATGGAAGTAGTGGATATGATATAGAAAATGTTAAAAGAATATTTGAGAAAGATGAAGTTATATCGAAAATAATAGAAAATAATAATGTAAGTCTAGAACCATTAGATTATATAGGCAGGTGTGTAGAGCAAATTGATAAATTTTATGATGTGACTATGTAATTGGAAAATGAAATATGGAAAAATGGAATATGGAATTTATATTTTTATTTTTATAGTTGTTTTTTATAATATAATTTTTTATAATGGTACTATTTTAATTTGTGCAAATGTTAATTTTGCATCAATATCATGGTTTAATATTGATTTAATATATAGTCCTGCCATTGTATGACCACCCTCCCCTGTATTATTTGATGGTTTTGTTGCTAAATCAATAGCTTTTTTAGTTGCTTTAGCACCACAAAGCAATATAATACGTATTGCTTGACAATCCCCCATCAATGAAGCATAGTTTAAAATCTCTTGTAAATTTGCTTGAGAGAGCTTTGTTTTCTTTAGTTCTTTATTTAATCCTGAAGCATCTGTTGCATCAATTAATTGTTTAAATGTTGAAAACTGATACGAATTACTCATTCTGAAAAGTTATAGTTATGTTTATATTTATGCTTGTTATCGTTATAATATATTTTAATTTATAAATTTTATGATGAAAATATGTAATTGGAAAATTTTGGAACTTTTAGATATTTTGAATAAAAATTGATATTTTATTTATAATTTTTAGTTTATAATCTTTTGAAATCATTTACTATAATAAACATCTCGAGAATGTCTGATAGCGATAGCGATAATGAATATGCAAATGCCAAGGCTGCGAGAAAGGAATCTGTGGGAAAGATTGCATTTATTATATATCCACCGGAAAAACAAAATGACCCACCTTTGAATTTAAATTTAGGTTTCAAAATAAAATACGACGATCCAGTGATTAAATTAATAGGACCGGATACCGAAGAGGCAATTAGAGACTTAAACACGGTTCTACCTATTGGGCTCAAATGTGTTAAGGTGAAAACCACTAACATCTGCTGTGGTAATGTGGTATTTATAGTGATACTTGAATCGCAGCAGCATAGAGTTTTTCCTTGGAGTATTATACCTAGATACTGGAATTGTGAGTGTGGTGGAATTTATTCTCATATATGTTAATCGCCACTAAATTCATTATTTATTTGTGTAGTTTATGTATATTTTATATTTATTTTCTTATATTTTTTATTTATAAGTTGATAAGTTAATAAGTTGATAAGTTTATGATAAATATATAGTAAAAAACGGAAAAAAGTAATATTTTAGACAAAAATTGAATTTATATTTTAATTATTTAAAATTTATTATTCTTTTGTTCAGAAAAAATGGAGTTAAATACATTCTCATCTTTCGTCCATGTTAAAGGAAGTGATGTTACTGCCGAATTTGCTCCTGGCCCTACTAGGACCGATGAAGTAGCTGTTCCAACAGACCCAAATGCTTCGTTCGGTCCTGAAGGATATCCCTCCTGTTTGGAAGACCCTTTCTTGCGATCACCTCCGGTTTCACTTCCGCTTCCATCTTCGAATCCACGTTTGCTTCCAGATCAGGTTACAGGTCTGCTTAGACATTCACTTCACCGTAGTTTACGTCTATGTATAAATATGATTAGCGCAGAGCTCTGTTATTGGGAGAAGGATGATTATCGAAATGAACATCTCTTTCTTGAGGAAAATCTGGAACATTTATCTGAAAAAGAGCTGGTTCTATTTCGTAGTTTACCGCATCGGCATACCGTTGTCAAAGACAAACCAAAAGGCATTTACCGTAGCAATACTCAGTAGGATGTTGTTGGTACGGTAATGGGGATTATTTTATACTTTTGGGTTTCTAGTTTTCTAATTTTTAATTTTGCTTATTTAATAATATAACTTCTTCATAGGTTGTATATGTGTATATGTGTATATTTTTTTTACATTTTAGTAATAAAGTCATCTAGCTTCATACAAGGTTTAGGGCTAGTAAAAATAAAGAGGACAAATGCAAGGAATATCCAGAATGGCATCCAAGTTAAAATACTACATCCGCCTTCGTCATTTTCCGTCTCATAGTCATTATTGATATTATTAATATTACTATTACCATATAAATTCAATCTGGGCATGCTTGAAATGCTAGATAGAGTACATACTGGTCTTTGACATACTGAAGCTTTTTTTTGTAAATCTTGAAGTTGTATTCGGAGTTCTCGCAATTCGGCCATAATAGCATTCATTTGCTTGCCGAATGTACAACGTTTCATACATTCTCCTTTATCCATTGTACTATTATTATTATCATTTTTACATGCTTTGTGTAATTTGTGAATACGTTCTTTTTCCTTTTCAATACATGCTTTATATTGCTCTTGCTGTTCTTGATATTCTTCCTTTGTAATTTGTTCTAGCAATTGCTGGCGTTCAGTAGGGGTCATCTGTTTTAACTGAGAATGAACTGTGGAAGTAGGAACTGGAGCTAGTACAACTTCTGGTTCTGGTCGCATAATATTTACTTGTTCTTGGATAGAAGGTGTTGTTGGTATTGGTATAGTTAGTGCAATTGGTAATGTTGTTTCCATTTTGTATTGAATATGTTTTAATGATTTATGTATTTATGATTTATTTTTTGATTTATTACTTTATTACAGATAAATTTATTTACAGAAATAAACTTTAAAAGTATTTAAAATTGTAAAAAAAAATTGAAAAAATAACTATTATGATGTATTATTATTATTATTATTTATTATTTTGATTTTATAGTTTAAAAGTTTTTAATACATTGTGCTAGAATGGGTAATGCTCTTATTGCGCCATTTGGTGATTTACTAAAACACTATATTGAAATCAACTATATTCAATTTGATGATAAAAAATTAAATTTATTAGTTTATTCTTGTGTATCAATAATCATATCATTTCTCTTATCAACAGTATTAAATATATCATCATTCAAAGATATATATAATTATATTGTCTGGTTTATTACATATAGAATATTGAAAATAGAACACCGTATCATATTGACAAATGCCAATACAACTCCCTATTCTCCCGAAATTCCCTTATTGTCTGATAAGGGGAGGCTAGATGCCTCAGTTTTCTCATTCTATGATCTATATGATCACCAGCAACAATGGTTTCTAGAAATAGTAGGTTTTAAATTAGCCAGGAATCATTCTGGAAGTACAACATCATATGTTCATACTAGCATATACACATTTAATATTCCAGATATTACTATTGAAAATCAAAAAGTTAAATTACAAGTTACTAGGAAAACATTTAATTCCTATTTCAAAAGCAAAGGTGATAATTACAAAATAATAGCTTTCATTGATGGCTATTATATATTGATTGATATTTCATCATTAAATACGAAAAAGAAAAATGATGATGAAGAAGATAATTCAATCCGTCTATTAAGTAATAATGTTCGGGCTCTTAATATATTTATGGATAGCATTCAAAAAGATATTACCGAGAATAAGCATTTACTTAAAAAGGCGGGGACATCTGGACTCGAAGTATTTGAATATAATACTAAAAGCGGGTCACTAAATGTTCTAGGTGAGGTAAAATCTAACCAAACATTTGACAATTTTATAAGCCACAAAAAGAATTATATAATTAAGAAAATGGATGGATTTCTCAATGATACATTATACGATTCGAATCTATCAATCGAAAACAATCTAGGTCTATTAGTTAATGGACCCTATGGTACCGGTAAAAGTCACCTAGTGTCAGCAATTGCCAATTATCTGAAAATGAATATTCTAGTTGTTAAACTATCTGGACTCACAAAATCGGATTTCTCTACAATTATGAAGCTAGCGCAAACTCACAAATGCATTATTTCATTTGAAGAATTTGATAGCCTTATTTCCGATTTTCTAGAACACAATAAGGGAGACCAAACGGCGGATTTACAAATGAAGATACAAATGATATCGGCCCAGATCAACTCATGTGTCGATAAGGAAGCTATAAAGCCCCTTGTAGATCAGATGAAGGAAATGATGGAAAATAGCAATAGTAACCGGTTAACCTATGATGCCTTCCTAACTATTATTAGTGGGCTAATAAGTGTAACTGGGCGAGTGATGATTGCCACTACCAATTTTCCAGAGAAAATACCAAAGGCGCTACTAAGGGCCGGCCGCTTTGACATTCCTATCCACCTAGGAAAGTTTAACGAAAATGAAATAAGAGAATGGATATGCAAAGTCTATAATCCAAATGATAGGGAGTTACAGGTTATTGCCAAAAAACATTTTACATCAGATAAATATACACCATCTGAACTAAATATGAAGGCCCTAGAATATAAAAATGTTATCGATATTATTGATGTACTTACCAAAGATCAAAATAGAAGTAGTATGCTATCTGGAAATGATTCTTACGACGGATATAATGGATTTGATGGCTTTGATAGTTATAATTAATGGGCCTTTTAATAGGGTTTCATATGAGAACATATATATATTATATATATGTATCGCATATGAGGATAAAGTCTTGTTTTTTTATATTTTATAATTATAAGTATTAAATATTAAGTATTAAATAATAAATCATAAGCAATACGTAATAACTATAAATAATAACTATCATGTCTTCTCCAACAGATGAACAAATTATACATGTAAGGAATAATCTGCGTAACCTAATAGATTTTAACAATAGCCTATATGTTCAAGGCAACACTAAAATATTGAATGCCTATTTTCTTTTATCTATTTCAGATAATAAAGATTTAGGTCTAGCAATTGGATTAAATTTATTAAAAGGTGCGTTTATCGCTTTAGGAGCAGAGGGTAGTATTGTTGGTGCTATTGTGGCTAATTTTATGTGTGGAGTAGTAGATAGTTATACTGATACAACACCTCCTTCACTAAATGCCCAAATGAGCAGTTTATTAACACGCTTTCAGGCAACATCTGAACAATTGACTTCTGATTTAGAAATGTATTATGGCAACCCTGGGCTATATTGGAATAAAACATTTAGTGGATCAGTTACTAATGCTTTTGGAACATATGCCGTTTCTTCAACATTTAGTGATCTAGATACAATAGATTTTCCTGCTAATACAAATTCGGAATTTATGGTTTATTTATTAAAGGCTCAGTATGCTTTAGATCAGCAAGTATGGTTTACTCTATTACCTAATTTTGTAATCACCCAATTTAATCCTTCATCTGATTATCCATGTAAAACAAATAGCGAACAACAGATGGAAACCAACGCCGCAGGTTTTTATGGGAAACATAAATCATATTGGAATAATTGGGTATTTCATTATAGTACTAATCGCAAGGGTGAAGATAATTCATATTTTACACAATGGCAAAATGATATTGGTACAGGAGCAGGGGCATTTACCGATGGTGCCTTAAATGATAGCGCTTGTGACTATTTATTCATAGATTCATATGATAATGTGATAATTAATTCTAATGGACTTTTTAATAGAGCTTTCGTATTTACAAAAATGGCAAATATTAAGCATGTAACACATACATATAATCACTAGATTATTGTTATGTAGGTAATTAAGTTTTATTTATTATTTTATTTTTTATTTTATGTTTTATTTTATGTTTTATTTTAATTTGGTATTTTATTATGTTTTATTTTACAATTAAACATATTTTATATTTATAATTATAATTATAATTATAACCCTATATAACTATAACTCCAATATTTATTATGGATACAGTATGTACCCCTCAAAAACAATATATATATAATAAATATTTTAATGATGATTTGGGATTTGGTAAATTTAAGCATCTAGCTGTAGATTTATTACAGAAAACTATAAATATTCTAGATGAATTTAAAATAGAATATATGCTAATATCTGGAACATTATTAGGTTATGCTAGACATAATGATTTTATACCTTGGGATGACGATATTGATTTATTAGTAGATCCTTCTGTAATAGATAAATTACCTGATATATTAAAAAAATATAATAATACAGATGATAATACAACTGAATTTTCATTTCTAAATATAGATAATCATTTACTAAAAATATGTTTTAAGGATAGCAAACATATAATCTCTGAGAACGGAATAGCTGAAAATCTAATTAATAAAAATGATAAATATACCTGGCCATTTATTGATTTATTTATATTTAATTATAGACATGATAAAAATTGTTTAGGTTTCTTCAAAAAAACTTGGGATATTAAATATTTTTTTCCAGTTAAAAAAGTAAAATTCTTAAATATTGAAAATGTATCCATACCAAATAATCATAATTATTTTTTAAAATATAACTATGGATTCAATTATATGGATAGATTGATATCTAGTAGCTGGAATCATAAAAATGAAAAAGATAATGCTAATTATGGAGAATTAACTATGAATGAATATATTATTATAAAATCTAAAATATAAAGATATATCGTTTATTACATATAATTATTTAATACTTATATTGTAAATAATATTAGGTTTATAATTATTAATGAAAATACAAATGTCAGAGCAAAAAATTCATAGGTATGATAGTAATGTTCTAGATACCAATGTTCTAGATACTAATGTTCTAGATACCAATGTTCTAGATACTAATGTTCTAGATACTAATGTTCTAGATGATGAACAAGAAAAACAAAATAAAATAGATATGGAAAATATTTTGTCAACTTATAAATCACAAATTAGTTCTGGAACAGATGCTAAACAATTTCAATATGATTATTTTGCTATTAATAAATGTACTAATCAGATTGATTTAAAAAACATACTTGAACAATACATATTTAAAAAACCAATAAAAAGTAATTTTATTTTAATTAATATTATGAAAGATGCGAAACGATATCATTCTGCAGTTAATCAATATAAAACATTATCCATTACTAATTTTGTACATCTTAAAGCAACATATTGGAAAGAAAAAGCAAAATTTACTAATGATTTAAAATTTATATTAGAATTTATGGAGCAATTTAATCCCATGATTACCGATAATATTGATAAAATAGAAAATCTACAAATGACTGAGTTTTCAGATTTCACCGATAGCAATATTTATATACAAGATGGTCCTCTAGCTTGTTATTGTAGTCATGTAAGAGCAATGATATTTGGATATTTACATTTTGAAGATTATACTGTAATTACAGAGGATGATATATTAATTTCAAATACAGAGAATATTAGTAAATATATAAGTATGATACCAGATGACTGGGATATTATTTGTTTAAATGCTATGCCAATTAATATTAAATACGAGGGTCCATATTATAAATTTACTGATCTATTTCATTCTACTCATTTCTATATAATTAAAAATAAGGTATTGCCATTTTTATTTGCAAATATGTATCCTATTGTTGATCAAGTAGATATATTAATTGCCAAATTACATAATCAAATTAATATTTATAATATAATTGACACTGTATACCAGAAAAACTATTCTACAAATACACAAAATAATTTATATGTAATATTGAATAGTCCTAATTATAAATCTATAAGAGGATATCTAGATGAATTAAAACTTTTACTCAATAATAATATAAATTTACTATTACCTAATAATATTGAAAATAATGGTATTATAACTTCCAATATTATTTTTGATGTAATCTATAATTATATTATAAATAATATGAATTATATAGAAAATAATGATAATGATATACAGGAGAAGAGTATTTTAGAGAAGAGTATTATAGATAGTAGTGTTCTAGAATATAATAATATTGAAGATGGTAATATAGATGGTATTGATTATAATATTGGGTATATTAATGATAATAGTTTATTACAAAATAAAAGATTATTTGAGTTAATATTTATAATTACTAATTGTTCTGTAAAAGGTATAAATGTTACTAAAAAAGTTGTATTTTTGATTAAAAATATAAATCATATTATAGAGAGTTTTAATTTACATAATACTATTGATGATTTATATAATACTAATATAAAAGCATATAGATATGGTTCTACTGCAAACACATATATGTGCTATGATAATATTAAAAATCAAAATATAATTATTAAGGCATATAATTCTAAATTGCGATGGACATGTGAAAATCATAATATTATGCGTGATATATTTAATCGAGAAATTGCAATATTAAATGAATTATATGGAATACCTAATACTCCTCAAATATGTATGTATGATGATGAATATAAATATATTATCAAAATGACATATCTAGGAGAATCATTATATGATAAATTTATATTACCAGATGATTGGAAAGAGCAAATATATTCTATTTTTACTACATTAACTACTAAAAATATTTATTATCCAGAGTTCAATTTGAAAAATATAGTTGTTCTAGATAATAAAATATCATTTATTGATTATGGGCTAGCTAAATTTAATAGTGTTGGTAGTGTTGGTAGTGATGGTAGTGATGGTAATGGTAGTGATGGTAGTGATGGTAGTAATGATAATACACAGAATTGTAATATATTTATTGAATTAATAGAATTACTTAATGAAAAATTTAAAAATATTGATGATATACATACTAGGCAAGTATTATATATTACATTTATAAATAATATTAGAATTGATATGGTTATAAATAATGAAGATAAATATAAGAATAATATTTTTTAAGTTGTTCTAGATAAGATATTATTCTATGTTCTACATAATATATATTTTATACATCATCAATAGTTGTTATTTTTCTTAGATATTTATAATGCCCTTCTATAAAATTATATTTTATATCTAATAATTTCATGATAGGTATAAATTCATTTGTAATTCTATTTTCTTTGTCCATATAATTTTTAAATATAAAATCAAATATATGATAATTAATACATAATGGAGTACATAATTCTATATACTTATCTCTATCAACTATCTCATGAATTCCATTATCTATATCTATATTCATTAAACCATTAATTAATTTTAAATAATATTGTGAATAGAGGGAATTATTAATTGATCTAGAATTTATTAATAAATTTTCTATATATTCTTTTTTAATATGTGGTCTAGCAGCATCATGAATAATAATATTACTTAAATTTATACTTTTATTATTTTTGTAATATTTATTAATATATTGTAATCCTGTGTTAATAGATTCTAATCTACAATTTATATCATTTTTTAATACAATTATTTTACTATTGCTATTTTTACTAGTGAAATTTTTCCTTTGTAATTTAATAATTGGTAAATTTACTATTTCATTATAACATTTACTATTAGTTATAATTATTAATTTATCTACATAATCTATAATCGTTTCTATTGAAAATGTAATAACTGGCTTTTTATTATCTAAAATATATAATTGTTTATTAATATTTGATACGAATCTAGAACTAGTTCCAGCTGATAATAAAATACAAATATTAAATGGGTCTGGAAGTGGGTCTTGAAGTGGATCTGATGGATGATTAGGAATGTTTTTAAGTTTATTTAATCGTAACATAAATCTATTTAATTTTACATTATTTTTAATATTATTTAATTCAAATTTTATTAAAAATTCTGATTTAATAAAATGAATATAATTATTTTCTATATGAAATTGTATTGCTTTTACTTTATCTAAAGTTAAATAAATTATATATTCATAATTACAAGCTATATATAATCCTGATTTAATATGTTTAATATAATTATTTTCTATAATCCATTGTAATTTATTTTTTAATTTATATCTGTATCTGGATACTACTAATTTATTCTTTTGAATACTTAAATATAATTCATGTTCCAGATTATAAATGTAATTATTATTATATGACCATTTGTATTTATTATTAATATTATTACTATTTATATTATTTATATTATTATTATTATTATTATTTGTAGTATTTGTAATACTATTGTCTATTATACCAAATTTTACATTATATGATGAACTACAATATAAAGATAAGCATGATATATCTGGATTAGTTAGATTTATTAGATTAGTTAGATTTTTCATTTTATAAATTATATTTTATATCTAGCTAGATACATATTTTTTATATACTTAAAAATTGTAAATGTAATAAATATAGTTAAATATATTAAATATAATTATAAAAATGTCAGAGTCAGAAAAGACTGTTTCAGAACAGATTATTCCAGAACAAATTACTAATGAAAATAGTATTACATCACATATTCATCATCCGAGATTATATTTACGTAAAATTAAATATGATATTGAGATATTAGAGGAAAATGTAGATTACATAAATATGAAAGAATGTGTAAATACTCAAGTCCTAACTGCTGAATTTTGTGTAAAATATGTATTGAATGAGGACTATATGTCTTGTATTGAAGATACATATTGTATAAATTATGGATATGTTTTACAAAGGCAGCCACATTTAACTAAAGAAGATATATTTAGGGAATATGCAAAAATAAATAACGGTAAAGGATATTGTCATGGAATATGAGAATATGAGAATATGATCATATGAAATAACTATATTTTTTGTCAATTTTCACCGTATTTATAAAAAAATTGATTTTTTAAATTTTTAAATATAAAAATATAATTATTTAACTTATTATTTAGGTTTTATAAATATTCTAGGTTTATCTAGATTTTTACATTACTACATTACTAGATTACTAAGTTATATACTTAAATACATATCATTATGTCTTCAAAAATGGGTAAACGGGGTTCTGGAACTGGTTCTAATGTTAGTTCTAAAACTAAACAAATTATTAATAGACTTAGACTTAAGGCTCAAGAAAATCATGAAAAAAATGAATTATCGGTTGGTGATAAATCTACTGATAAAAAATCTAAACATGTAGTTATTGATCCTTGTATGATATCATCTACTATGAATAAAGATCATGATGTCGTTATGAGAATAAGCGATTTTACTAATATGGTATTTAATGGTAAAACAGGATTTATTAAAAATATTACATATGATAATGGTCTTACACTTGTAGTATCAGCTGTTCCAGAATGTATTAAATGGCTACATGTGAAAAATATTATTTTAAAATCTACTACTGAAATTGGCACACTTTTGGCCATATCGGTTAAAGAAAATAAAGACGATGATTACCCCGGCGGTGTTTCCTTTATGATTCTAGAGAAAGTCAATGCTATGTCTGTGCTTAGTATTAGAGTTCTTGTGAATTTGAAAATTGATGATACCTATGTTAAAAGAGATGAACTAAAAGATATTATATTTGCAAATATGGATAGCTTTTGGGTAATTCTTAATCAAAAGGATGGATTTCGTATTGTCTATTACTATAAAGATGAATTTCGCAATGATGGTGATAGTTTTGTTGTTGATGGTAATGGAATTAGAAATGAAAAACCTATTGAATATATTAATGATAATATTACTATTAATGATGAATATACATTTATATGCTCCATGTGGTCAACACATGATATTAGCCCGCCTATTGCTTACATTGTAGTACATGATAAAGAGAAAAATGTTATTCTTCTAGAATACATAATTAATAATTATCAAACTATTAATCCTCAAATAGAATTATATAATATTAATACTACTTTATATGGCAAGGGAAAATATTTAAGCTTTTGTTCAAATTACAATGTATCTATGTTTTCAGTTCTTCTCGAATTACCCAATGAAGATAGGTGTTTTTACACTGGTATAATTCATATGGCTACACCAGATAAGGATCGAAGGACATCTCTTTCTGTGGACTTTACAGAAGCTACTGATATTCCTAAAGAATTGTCTTTACTCCAAATAAACTATATGATTTATAATATTATGCAAAAAACGGAAACTTCTATACTTTTAGAATTGAAAGAATATAATGATAAAGCTGTAGAACAAAAGAGGAAATATATTGCCGCTAAAGAGTTGGAGCTTAAAGAACAAGAGGCTAATGCTATTCGCGAGGCTTTAATTGCCGAAGAGGCAAAAGAGAAAGCTATCGAAGCGGATAAGGAGACTGCAAGAGAGGCTGCTAAGGCTGCTAAGGAAGCAGCTATTGAAAAAGCCCGTCTTGAAAAACATGCTATAGTTGCTTCTAAACTTCATAAGGAAATTCAAGAAAAAGAGGAACTTCGTAAGAATGAAGAGGCTATTAGATTGAAAGAAGAAGAAATTCGTTTGAAGGAAGAGGAAAAGCGGATCAAACATGAGAAGCGCTTAGAAGCTCAAAGACTTGTAGCTGAAAAACTTGAGAAAGAATATCGAGAAAATCAGAAAAAGAAAGAAGAGAAGGAAGAGAAAGAGAAAGAAGAGAAGGAAAAGAAGCAATTAGATGATGAGAATAGACAAAAGATTATGAAACAAAAACAAATAGATTTTGAAATATTTAAATTAAAGAAACTTGAGGAGAAGAAGATTAAAGATGAAGCTCGCATGATTGTTGCCGCTAAGTTTATTGAAGAAGCTCGTATAAGGTCTGAAGAAGCCAAGAGGACTGAAGAAACTAAGCGAATTGAAGAGACTAATTTGATTATTACTGATATTATTGATGATTTGATAAATAAAATTGTTTATGTTGAAACAGAAAAAACAGTAGCAACCGAAGTAGCAACGGAAGTAAGTCCAGAACAATATACCGATGTTATTGTACAAGTTGTAGATACTGTAGTAGATAATGTAGTAGATGGTTATATCTATTCATCAGAACATATTTTTCTGGAACAATCTAAAGAATCATTATATTTTGAATTTATTTCAATTATGTATTCACTCAATCCAACTATTGCTTCTATATTGGTACATTGTACTACAGATCAACAATATTGCGAAACATTATTTATTAATAGATATGAAGTATTGAAGGCTATTGATATATTAGTTGTAAAGCATAAATATATTTTGAATTTGAAATCTATTGTGGAAACACATAGACAAACTTTATTTAATGGTACCAATACATATAATAGTAATGATATTGTTGGCATATATGGTTCATATTTATCTATTATATATTCATTAATTTTAAAAGAAATTGGATATCAGTATGACCCCTTTATGAAAAATTCCCAAGCATTATTAAAAGTTGATTGCGATACTATGACAATAAAGATTCTAGATGATAATTGTACGTATAATCAGAAAAATGGTGGCGAATATATTGAAGAATTTTATCGCGATCAAAGTATTACTATTGGCTATCATACAGATGATAAACCCATACAACATACAAAAGTCCGAACATCTTCACTACATACCCTACGCAAGTACTCCCTAGATCTAAATTATACGGCCGCTATGATATTGTATGAAGAAAATAAAATGCCACATGTTTTAAGACATTCTGATTTTACAGAGTTTTTATTCGGTGCTCAACCTATACAGTTAATATATGGAAAAGATCAATCTAATCTATATAATTATGATGTCACCATGAAAAGATTACAAAAAGCTAAAAAAATGTGGGAGTATTAGATTTATGAGTATTAGATTTATATATATACATATTCAATATTGATCATTAATATTTATTCATTTTTATCGTTTTTTTTCGTTTTCCGTTCTCATCCACACATTCATTCGCATAATTCCCTATAGTCGCCGCCAATTTAGACCTTTTAGTCACCCCTTTGCCGTGAATAAACTATAGATTTCTTTCTCTTGAATATGAGGTTGCCACTGTATAATATCACGAAGGCATATATCCTCATCATCTTCGTCTTTAGCATATCTTTCATTAGAATCTAATATATATTTAAAACAAAAAATAGCATTCAAATGCTGTGTTTTTAATAGTGTCCAGAGACTAAGATTATTTATATTTTGTTCTAGCATATCAATTGTATATTGATTCATTAGTAAATCATCATTTTTTATTTTTAGGGGAGCCATAGTTAATATTGATACTGATATTGATATTGTAAATTACTAAACTATTTTTTAGTTTTATTATTTTATTTTTATTTATTTTAATTTTATATTAGATTTTATCTAATAAATATTTTATAAATATTTCTAGTAATATATTGCTAGTTAGACCAATCTATTTCTCTACCCAGAATACTTTCCATCTTTTTAAATATATTTGACCCAAAGAAACCATTGGATGCCGATAATGGCGAAGGGTGTGTTCCTAGAACAATATTTGCCTTATTTGTAATATAGATTTCCTTCGCCTTTGCAAAATTACCTAGAAGTAAGAAGATCGCGTTTTCATTATTTTCACTTATAAATTTTATTACATCATTTATAAATTTTTCCCAGTATTTGATATGACTACCTGGCTTATTTTGTATAACAGTTAATGAAGCATTTAAGAGAAATATTTTTTCAGTATTAAACCATTTTTCCAAATTACCATGAGTAAAATTATAATTGCGATCTGGATACTCGGCCTTTATTTCCTTATAAATATTCTTCAGTGAAGGTGGAATTGGTATATGAGATGGAACAGAGAAACTAAGCCCGTGAGCTTGTTCTGGATTATGATAAGGATCTTGCCCTAATAATACAATTTTTATATCTTTAACATTCATAGAGAAAACACGAAAAACTAATTCTGGAGGGGGAAAAATATTTGTAATTGATGTATCATTAGGTGTAGATGTAAGTGTAGATTTAGTAATATCCTTATATTTATCAAATAAGGGAGACCATGAAGCATGGATTGGATATGTTTGATCGATTAGATATGTATTGTCCATATTATAATATATATAATGTAATGAATGATATAATAATAATAATTATGATACAATAAATATATTTCAATTTTATGATATGTTTATGATAATGTGTTTATATTCATAGGCATTTCATAATTTCTAATAATGCTTTAACATCTCCATTTGCCGAGTGAGCATTTTCAAACTCTTTGCCATAATAAAACTTATATAATTCCGACATTTTCGGCATTTTGAAAGTTTCTTTTTTTCCTAAATAATTATTCTTTGAAGGAAACCCCATTTTACATATAGGCGTACTTATTTCACCAGTACATATTACTTTTTTATTTACTTTCAAATTTATCAAATGCATAATACATTCATATGCCATTTCACGAGTTCTAAGAGAAATAGGTATGTTGCTATTGTTAGTGTTAGTGTTAATTGTAGTGTTAATGGTAGTGTCACTTACATTATCATTATCAATTGTTAATCTGTATAATTCATTCATTAAAATATGATAATCAAAACCTACATTGTGAGCTACAATGTACTCAGCATTTAATAGAGCAGCTCCTAATCCCCCATTATCTAATATTAATCCAAATGGTATACCATTTTTAAGGGCTTCGTGAATTGTTATACCGTGAATATGTGATGTAGGGATATCTTTAAAACCCTCTGGATAACGAATATGATATTCAATAGCATCGCTATCTATGTGTTCTCTATCATAATCTTTTATTGATGACCAAGCTATACTTACTATACGAGATGAATCATATTTATCATTAAGGTTAAACTCCCAATAAGAACCCCAGCCGCCTGGCGCTCTCATAGGCAAACCCGTGGTTTCCGTATCAAATACAAATACATTTTTACCCTTTAATATTTCTAGAGCTGATATTTTTGATATGGATTTTGACATATTATAAATTCTGTAATTCTAGATATAGTAAATTATATATATAGTAAAGTATTGTTTATATAAGAAAATTATTATTATAAGATAAATAAAAATTGAATTTATAATGATAAAGATATGTTTACTATAAAGACTACAAAGTAATCTAGATTGCTATTAAGATTGGTAGATTTTGCTTTGTGAATATTTCCAATATGTATAAGAATTCTGAATTTAATGGTAAATATAAATCATATCAAAAAAGAAATGCGGGAAGGGATGGAAGATTTGAGAGGGATGGAAGAATTGAAAGAGTGGTGATAAATCGATCAGATGAAAGCAAAAATTGGAGATTGCAAGATTCCAAAGTAAAATCTATTTGTAAAAATGAACATGAACATGAACATGAACATGAACATGAACATGAACATGAACATGAACATGAACATGAAC